TAATGCTATTTAAGTATTTTAAATATGGGGCGGCAGTGCGTGGTTTTCCAAAGATTTCCGTAAGGTCTTTGTTATTTTCAATAAGTTTGTATATTTCTTCACAAGATATACGCGGTCGAAGTTCAAGCATTTTTGTTATCCTTCTGATTTGTAAGCCGATATCCGTATCAGCCAAAGTTAAATTGTACGTATAGGTTATTAAGAAAAAGTTAAGATGTTTTTAAGATTGACACGATCTCATCAATGTTGGCTCGTTTATTCTCATCAAGATAGGCGCTGCATAGGTGTGCAAACTGTGCTGGAGTCAGCGTGAAATTAGACTTCTCCTCGAAATCCTTAACGTAAACGATAGCTTCTAATAAGATGTTAATGTCCTTACTTTCATCTCTAGTCTTTAGATCGACCCATAGGTATAGGTCTATTTTATAAAGGTCGCAGAGCTGTACGATACGCTCCCCATCACTTGGCAGGCTACCTCGTATCCAAGCTTGAGCCGATGCAGGACTGCACCCAGTTGCTTTAACGATACTAGCCCCCCGCCCCCACTCAGGGACTCCGGCAGCGTCCAATGCAGCGCCGAATATTGCAGCTCTCTGTGTCTTTTTATTGTCATCCATGAAGTCCTCCTTTTTTTTGGATTGTCCATATAAAAACGCAAATAACAAGAGCGTGGTCATTTTTTGTTTGCTTATTAACTACTGTCAGATTATTATCTCTGCTCGATTGAAATTAAAAACTACATGGAGCTGTCATATCAATGATCTTTCGTCCTGCAAATTTAAAGCAAGACCATTACACACGCATACCAAACCTACTTCTTCGTGGCGGCATTAGCGCTAGCGAGTTTAGAGCCGACGGCATTTCTCCCGAAAGTCTTGGGGTTCTGGTGTATCTCCTCAGCCACGTCGATGACTGGCAAATAACAAACAACCAACTCTGCACTGTCTTTGGCGTGGGTAACGTCAAGATGTCTCGCATTACTGATGAGCTTGAAACCGCAGGTTATATCCGTAGGCAAATGATCCGCAACGAAAGTGGTCAAGTTGTTCGGTGGGACTGGCTGGTAACTGATGTTAAGGATGTGTTTCCACTAGATCATCGAAACCCAGATCAAGCTAACCCAGATCAAGCTAACCCAGATCAAGCTAATCAGACCCAAAGAACAAACATCTCTACTAACGAAGATAAGAAAGAACAAANATGCTGGCGTTCTTCAATCCTCAACGGTTCACCTGAAGGTATTGCTAACAAGCCTTGGGCTAAGTGGTGGGAGTACAAATTAGAAAAGCGTAAGGGCAGAAAGCCTGCTGCGAAAATGATTACCTCCCAGACTGAAGACTTCAAAGTAATGAAGCGCCAAGGGTTCGATGTCTCAGGTGTTGTGGACTACGCAATAAGCCGAGGCTGGGAAAGAATCGGCAACCCTGACTGGGCGGCATTGAAGTGCTTCAAGGGTCACGACAGAAAGAATGATCTGTTGGGGGCTGTCAAATGATGGACATCAAAGAGCTGGCTCATCACCTAGCACCTCACGCCGCAGGCATTTGCAACGAACTGTATCCCGACGGTCGGGTTGAGTCTGGTTGCTACAAGATTGGGTCGATTCAAGGAGAGAAGGGCAGGAGTATGTCTGTCTATCTTAACGGCGATCAGTGCGGCAAGTGGATGGACTTTAGTACAGGCGAGGGTGGAGACCTTCTGGATCTCATCATGTACTCGCAAGGTATGTCCTTGGTTGACGCTATGGACTGGGCGAAGAAACGCTACGGAATACGAGACAATACCCCTGCCAAAAAAGTTGCTCCGGCGGAAAAAAGAAACTACACCCAGCCTACTCCACCCCCGAAGAACGAACACGAACACCTGCATGAATACATGGAGAAGCGAGGATTCAAAGACGTAGGGGAGGTGTGTTTCCGATACAAGATATATGAGACCGATGCTAGGGGTGGGCAGGATGTTGTGTTCCCGTTCTTCGATACTCAAGGCAAAGAGACATTCCTTAAGACCAAGCCGATCAACCATGACGGCAACCCATCTACCCAGAAAGACCTGAAACCAATCTTGTTTGGGTGGCAGGCAGTTCCTGATACCGCCAGAAAGATATGGATTACAGAGGGTGAGTGGGATGCCATTGCATGCGGCGAACTGGGGTTCCCAGCCTTATCAGTTCCGATGGGCGGAGGAAAAGGCGCTAAACAAACCAAGTGGATCGCCCACGAATACGACAATCTGGCGCGCTTTGAAGAGATTCTTATAGCTACAGACATGGATGAACAGGGTGAGCTAGCCGCCGCAGAAATTATGCAGCGACTGGGCGACCGTTGTTACAGGGTAAACCTTCCAACCAAAGACATTAACGAGTTGCTCCAGAAGAACGGTTATGAGCAGGCGCGATGGATGCTGGAGTGTGCCTATCAGGAGGCTCGGTGGAAAGACCCTGAGACCTTGCGTTCTGTTCTGGATTTCGAGGCAGACATCGATGACTTCTTTGAGAATCAGAGTGACGATACTCAGGGGTTTGGGTCTGGCTGGGAGAAACTAGACGAAGAGGACATTAAGTTTAGACCTAACGAACTCTGGGGTGTCTGCGGTATCAACGGTCACGGCAAGTCGATGTGGCTAAACCAACTGGCACTCAACGCNGTACAGCAGGACCAGAAGGTTTTGATTGCCTCTATGGAGATGACACCGAAGGCAACAATGGGGCGAATGGTCAGGCAGGCAGCTGGCAGTGCTGCCCCGCCACAGCCTTACCGNAAGAAACTTTTGGAGTGGATGTGCCCGAACCTATGGTTGTTCGTTGACAAGCTTACCCCCAAGCCTGAAGACCTGATGTCCTGCTTTGAATATGCATACCGACGTTACGGCATCAATACCTTCATTGTCGATTCGCTTACCAACATGGTTAGGCAGGATGACTACGAGGGTCAGCAAAAGTTCATTGAGAAGCTGGTCAATTTCAAACTGTCATTCCCTGTAACGATCTTCATCGTGACCCACGTCAGGAAGGGCGAGTCAGAGTATGCAGCGCCCAACAAGTATGACGTTAAGGGTTCTGGATCGATTACCGATTTGGCTGATGGATTCCTCTCAGTGTGGAAGAACAAAAGAAAGACCGAGCAGCTTGAGCAGGCTGAGATGCTGGGTGAAGAGCCGGACGAGCAGTACACCAAGCAGTGGGATATGTATCTAGAGGTACTAAAGAACCGGAACGGTCAGTACGAAGGAAAAGTTGGTTTCGAGTTTGACAGCCAGTGCTGTCAGTACCGAGACCGAAAGAAGGGCAAGCCACGTTATTACATTAATTATTCAAAGGAGAGTTAAAGATGGATCAAGAAGATTTTGCAATGAAGATACGGCGAGCAGGAGATCTTGTCGGCAAGGCTGAGTTCGCCGTGCTTCAGGCTGAAGCAGAGGAAAAGAAAATCATCGCGCAGGTAATGGTTATAGCTGAGGCAAGAGGTGCTAAGACTAACGCCCACCAGCTGCGCTCGGCAGATGAGGACAATAATGTCTTCGAGGCTCGGCTAGCAAAGGGTCGGGCTAGGGGGCATCTGGCGGCAGCAAAGGCTGAGGCGCTCGCGGCTGAGGTGGAATTTAAAATATGGCAGTCGAGGCTGGCTAGCGAGAGAGCTGAGCGGAGAGTTTACGGAACATGAAGGGGCGTGGCGCGAACGCAGTTGATAAGAAGTGGATGGACAACATTACGCAGCTTGGTTGTTGCGTATGCCATCGTCAGTTCAATGTTTTCACGCCAGCTGAGGTGCATCACATAGACGGTAAGACGAAAGAGGGGGCGCACTTAAAGTCTATACCCCTTTGCTACAAGCACCATCGTGGTGGTGAAGACAATGCGAGTTACACAAGTCGCCACCCATTTAAACGGAGATTTGAGGAAAGGTATGGCACCCAGCTGTTCCTCCTCGAGTGGACGCAAAACAAATTAATGGAGAAGCAAGATGAATAAACTGAATGAAACAACACCCGCAATGTGGGATGCAGTAAACAAGCCAGCTCATTATCAAAAAGCAGCAGGCGGCATTGAATGCATTGAAGCAATCAAGGCGTCCATGAATGACGAGCAGTACAAGGGATACTTGAAGGGCAATGTTCAGAAGTACGTCTGGCGCTACGAAAATCATCCTAACGGTAAAGTTCAGAGCCTAGAGAAAGCGCAGGTATACCTTAAGTGGCTAATTCAGCTGGAGCTAATTGAGGCAGATCGTTGATCAACGGTCGAGCTAAGGGTCATGCGTTCGAGCGTGAGCTTATCAAGATGTTTCAAGATGAGTTCGGCGACTGCGCCAATCACCTAAAGCGAAACCTCGACCAGTATCAGACCGCTGGCAAAGCTGACATTGAGTTTCACAACTTAATGATTGAGGCGAAGCGCTACGCCAGTGGTCACTGGTACAAGCCTGAGTGGTGGGAGCAAGCCAAGACATCGGCTGGCGATACCCACATACCCAGTGCTGATATACAAGTACGACAGGCAACCAATCAAAATGGTATTCCCATTATGGATTATGAGGGACTACTCAATGAAGCTCGCTGAGACGATCACGGTCGATTGGCAGACGGGCATCTTGCTAATGCGAGAATCACTTGAGGTTCCAGATGAGACCAGCAGAATTTAATGCCCAAATAAAATCGGCGGCGAAAAAAACTTACTACCCCCAGTGCCTTAAATACATAGAGGATAACCTAGAGCCAGCATTCCATGATCTTGCCAAGGCTACACTGGTTTACTACTTGCCCAGCAACATACTTGATCTGCCCAGCAGGGATGAACGCAAAGCAGCGATAGATAGCATTCCCCATAACGCAACACCAAGCCACACCAGACAATTGGTTGAGCATGGCGTTATGACGTTATGGAAGAGGGAGCGCAATGGGATTTAAAGAGGATCTAAAGCGAGGCGTAGCTGTCGAGGATGATTTACTTCGGCGGTTGCGCTCTCTGTTCCCGAACGCCAAGCGAGCTGAAGGTCTGCACCCTGAGTTTGAT